AAGCGGCGCATCAGTTCCCAAAGAGTGCCGCCCGCGCTGGCCGCGCCTGCCTGTTTAGTGGCATTGCCTGCCAGCAGGTTAAACGTGCCGTGACTCATTTCACCGAGGCGATATTGAGCGTTAACGGTTTCAACGCGTGGCAATGTGCGCTCAACGAAAGTTTTCGTTAAGTACGCATTGGCACGATCAATACCCTGTGTTTTTTCCAGCTCACTGACCCGGCGCTTTACATCGATCTGAATCAACGACGGCTGCTTTTCGAGTAGTTCCTGCGCACGCACTAAAGCCGCAATCATCTGACTGCGGCTGTGCATTTCCTCATAGGTGGGGTATGGGCTGGCGATGGCTTCCCGTGGAGCATTCCACGGGTAAGCGTATTCCTGAATCATGCGACAGCCTCGCCGGTCGCCAGAAGAAAGTGAGAAACAAAATCAGCAACAAGCTGGGGAACTATGGCGTTACCATATCCGCGCAAACGTCCCACCCGACGGGAAAGCCCATAAGCTGCCTGGCCATATCCGCGTGGTAGGCTTCTAACGATGCCATCTGCTCCCGTGTTGGGTTCCCATTCAGTCCAAAAGTGTGTAGCCACATCTGACGATAAAGCGTGTCGTTTCGCATTCTTCCGTCCTTCCGAAAGAATGATTTGCTTATGTCGCCCCTGTCCCGAAATGACCGAGCCGTGACTGTTGCCCAAGGCTGCACCGAATAAGATCCGCTCTCTTTTGTGCTTAGCGCCGATGCCTGCAGCAGGAAGTACGGCAAACCCGCTGGTGTAACCTTCCTCCGACAGCTCAATAAGTAAGGCGTCGAGCCAGTAATCTTTCTGTACTGCATTTTTAACCTGCTCACCAAAGACTCTTGCAGGCTTACATTCGCAGATGAGATTGAGAAAGGCTGGAGCCAGGTGACGTGGATCGGCTTTCCCGACACCCAATCCAGCCAGACTAAAAGGCTGGCACGGCGGACTTCCCGTCCACAGCGGGTAAGTGTCTGGCACTCCGGCGAGGCGCAGAGCGAGGCTCCATCCACCAATACCGGCGAAGAAATGACATTGTTTGAATCCGTTAAGGTCGGAAGCGTTAACATCTGTGATGCTCCTGTCATCCACGACGCCTGGCGCTATCAGATTCGCGTCGATAAGGTTGCGCAGCCATTGCACCGCAAAAGGATCAACCTCGTTGTAATAGGCTGTCATTGGTGTGCCCGGACTTCGCAAGAAGTGTCCAGCCCAGATGCCATATCCCAAGCGATCACAACTGGCGTATGTTGCGGTTTGCGTACAGCAATAATTTCTGAAGCGCGCTTACCCTTGCCTGCATCTACCCCAATCGAGCGGGCTACGCTGATGCTGGTGATATCAAAATCGCGAAGAATACTGCGCGTGTAGAGGGTATCGCTGTTTGAAACTACTACCGGGCAACGCTCCGAGGCGTCGAGCAACATGCTGACCAGATTGTGATGATCATCTTTGCCAAAACCTGCAGAGTGATAGTCCGAGAAAGTTCCGTCATACGGCGGATCGCAGTACACCACATCGCCAGCTTTAGTCAGGCGCAGTGTTTCGCGGAAGTCAGCACAGATGAACGTCGCGCGCTGCGCTTTCTTCGCGAATGCTTCTATCTCGGCCAGCGGAAAATAAGGGTCTGCATAGTTACCAAACGGGATATTAAACTCACCGCGCTTGTTATAGCGGCAAAGACCGCGATAGCCATTGCGATTCAGGTATAGGAAATAAGCGGCGCGCTCCAGCAAGGGCAGTGACGGATCATGATTAAATGCTTCACGCACAGCATAATAACTTTCGCCTGTCGTGTTCTGATTAAAGAGGCTGGCCGCCACAACGATAAACGGGCGGGCGTGCTCTTTAATCTGGCGATAGAGGTTGATGAGGTCAGGGTTTATATCCGCAACCAGATAGGCCGGGTAATCGGTGTTCATCATTACTGCGCAGGAGCCGGCAAAAGGCTCGACCAGGCGCGCACCTTCTGACAAGTGCCTCAGCAGCTCCGGCATAACGCGGGACTTGTTGCCCGCCCACTTTAGAATCGTGCTCATAACGCACCGCCTTTTGATGCTTTAGCGCGCAGCTCGGTCATGTCCTGGCAGCCGACACAACGAGTTACACCACGTACCGCGCGGCGGCGCTGCTCCGGGATTGGGGCATCGCAGTCTTCGCAGAATGAAGCCGCCACGCTGACCGGGCGGTTAACCACGCTGGCGATGTTACGCGCCAGCAGTTCGTCGGCGCGCTGCTGCGCCATGTCGATTGAATCAACCATCAATGCAGCTCCTGCGCCTGGTTCTCAAAGCGCTCGGCCTCTTTGTCCAGCAGTTCGATAATTTCTACTGCAGACATTTCTTTTTGGCGGGCATGAATTGCCAGTGCGGCCAGGCGGATTGAAACTGACAGAGCATCATCAGAACGTTGCTCGGTTTTGGCCTTACTCAGCATGGAGCTAAGTGCATCGTCATCAGCTTTAAATTTACGGATCTGGATATTTCGCATGTTGCTTTCTCCTGAATTTGGGCAAAAGAATGCCCGGCGGGTTAACGCCATTTATTTACATCGGGTTATTTAGTTAGAAAGGGTCATTCGCTTTGGAAATAAACTCACGACTGCTTTTAAATGATTCATTGCACAAATAAGCGCCTTTCGTTCATCAGTAGTCAGTTCACTAAAATCAGCGTCGTGCCTGTCTTTACCGATGTTAGCCAGGAAAAGAATTGCGCTCAGCGCGCGCTTATTGCTCTGGTAATTACTGTCTGTCACATCGCGCATTTCAGAGAAAAACCGAGCCATATCTTTTTCACAATTGCCGCCCATCAGCTGCGCGCGAATTAAAGCAACGTGATTCAGCGCCGAAACTCTCTGACCGGCAGTAAGTTCGACCAGCATTGAATCGCCCTCGATAGCCATGATTTACCTCTTTGCTCTTTTACCTGTACCTGCTGGCTTAATACCGGATGCCAGCGCCTGCCGTTCTCGCCCATAATCCAGCCATTGCCGTAGGACATTGACGGACTCTGGCGCTTGAGGTGTGCTGCAAATGAAATCATCGCGCGCCCTCAGCTAATGCCAATCGAAGCACCCAGCCCGCTGATAGCGTCCACGGTTGAGGCTAAGGTTGGGTTTGAGTGAACGCGGGCCTGCACGGTCAGCGCGGCCAGCATCATGCAGCGAATACCGGTGTTTGCGGCCTCCAGAATACTGCGGCGACATGTTGCAGTTATCCTCTCCGGGTTAGCGGCACTAGCGGCCATGCTTCCTACTTCAGCAGTCGCTTTCAGCACGTAGGACTGAAACTTTTCTTTTGCCAGCTCATTAACCGGCACGCATGGCAGGCATTGCAGCTGCGCTAACATCCCATCCATCAGCGTTGCATCTTCGGTCAGGTCGGTAAGTAACAGTACTTCTGGAGCGGTCAGCTGATGCGCCTGATCCGGGTTGAGCTTGTTACGCAAAGTTTGCACTTTCATGCCTGCACGCTGCGCCAGCTCAGCCATGTTGTGCGTAAGTGCGAACTTGCGGCAGGCGTCGTCATAGTGGTTATGGGTGGAAGTCTTAAAATCAAACATGGCCATTCCTTTGCTCAACTTAAATAATTAAGTTATTACGCTGCGATGTAGCGGCAATTTACACCTTGAGCGAGCAAACGCGCGCGAAAGGCAACCATGTTGATGCGAGCGGCTCCACCAATTTTTTTACGGGGCATAACAAGCAGATCACCGTCTTCAACCATCTGTTTCACGGTACGAAGGCTGTAGCCATAAGCCTGCGCGAATTGCTCATAGGTCATCAGATCGGGGCCGCTAGGTATTGTAATTTGATTGGTCATCGGGGATTATCTCCAGTTGGTAGCTTTTGTAGTGCATTGGCGTGCATTTTGGCTTACGGGGTGGATGATATGATCCAAATGAGTGATTGTAAAGTAACCCTAGTGGAATATTTGAGGGAAATATGTCTAACGCTTTAGGTGATGCAAAAGAGATTTTAGAAAGAATCCTTAGTTCTTATGGTGTTAGATCAAGACCTGAGCTTGCTGAACTTTTGCAAATCCCCTTACCAACTATCAATAACTGGGTTGCAAGAAGTAGCTTGCCCGGTGACTACATCATCCAATGCGCTATAGATACTGGCGCGGACTTGAAGTGGCTAATTTCAGGCGAGCTTGAAAATGTAAGATCTAAGGCAGCTCCGCATGGTTTTACAAAAGGTAAGGAATTGCACGAGCAGCTTTTAGCTAATGGCGGAAAGCAAGTGGTTCAAAGGATTCTGCATGCTTACGGGTTTACCATGCAGAAAGAACTTGGAGACTTGTTAGGGATTCCCTCCGGCACAATGAGTGCGTGGGTTCGTCGCGACTATTTCCCTGGCGACGTTGTCATAACCTGTGCGCTGGATACTGGCGTTTCTCTAAGATGGCTTGCTACTGGCATTGGTGAAATGATTGCGCGGAACAATCGTGAACAAATCTCATCCAGTGAAATTGTTACGATTGAAAAATACTCCCTCTTTAACGGTGAGCTAAACAAGACTGGTCTATGGGTATGCGACCCTAGTCTGATAGCAGAAACGGTGAATAACCCAGCGTTAGTGGAAAAGGGGAGCAATAAATGGATTGTAGATTTAGAAGTGAAAGCTATCGGTAATGGATTGTGGTTAATAAATATTGATGGGGTGAATGATGTTTATACAGTATCCCGAATTCCAGGAAACAAGATTAATATTAAAAATTCATCCTATAATTTTGATTGCAAGATAGAAGATGTTGAATGCGTCGGAATGGTCTATCTCACACTGATGGAAAATAACTAGGTTGATATGAAAACTAAAGTTGCCTTCTTAATCTGTTGTTATGCTGTCTTAGCTAATACTGCTTGGGCTGCTCCAGAAATGTTCAAAGACTCAATGGTTATGATGGAAAGTCATAACGATTACCCTCCTGAAAATGGCTCTTACAAAATTCTCAGCAAAAAACCGTTGCACATACAAATTTTGCCTACCATATTCAAAGGCGACGTTGAAAGAAATATTAACTACGAAACAAATAAAGCAGCCGTTTACGCTGCTTATAGAGTGCTATTCCAGACTCCAGCTAATTCGATTAAAGTAACTGTACTGCCTAGAGAGTTAGATCTTCAAACACACAAATACACGCCTAATTCTAAATATGGCTTCACTTTTTCTCTAAGCAGGGAAAAAGCGTTAAAACTCTCAAGCCAATATGCTGGCATCGACAATTCAGACGATTTATTCCAGAACGATGGTTATCAGTGGGCTGACTCATTCCGGGCTTGTTGCTATTCAGATAAAGGAAATCCCGGTTTAGCCGCATTTGTTCAAGAATTGAAAAGCAGCAGGTGATTAGGTGGCAATAAAGAAACTTGTTTCTGGCGAATGGCTTGCCGACTTCTATTTAGATGGACGTGGCAGCCGACGCATTCGCAAGTCTTTTGCAACCAAAGGCGAAGCTGTAGCTTACGAAAGCTACACACGCAGTGAAGCTGAAAACAAACCTTGGATAAAGGAAAAAGAGGATCGCCGTAAGCTGAGCGAGCTTATAAAGCTTTGGGATTCTCTTCACGGGCAATCACTTAAAGCGGTTAAGTCCCGTAAAGCTAAGCTGGATATTGTATGTAAGGGCTTAGGCGATCCGATAGCTTCCCAGCTTACTGCTAAAGATTGGGCTCATTACCGTGACCAGCGTTTGCAGGGGAAAATTTCCAATGGCTATCACGATGATGAATCAAAGTGGAAAGTAAAGCCTATCACGGTTAATAGAGAACAAAACTATCTTGCTGCTGTTTTCAATGAGCTGAAGAGGTTAGGGGAATGGTCATTACCTAACCCACTGGAAGGCGTCAGGACGTTCCGGGAAGATGAAAAGGAAATGTCCTGGCTTACCCTAAAGCAGATCACTGAACTTCTGGATGGTTGCGAACTTTACGGAAAGCCAGATTTAAAGATGATATGCAAAGTTTGCTTAGCCACTGGTGCGCGCTGGACTGAGGCAGAAACATTGACCCGCTCACAGTTATCACCTAACAAACTCTCATTCTTTAAAACTAAAGGTGGGAAAAATCGAACCGTTCCGATCCCGCAGTGGCTTTATGATGAACTGAAGGAACTGCAGGGCAGAATGTTTAAGCCATGCTATCAGGACTTCAAGAGGATGCTCGCTACTACGACTATTCAGCTTATAGAAGGCCAGAAAACTCATGTGCTTCGGCACACCTTCGCCAGCCATTTTATGATGAATGGTGGCAATATTCTGGTGCTGCAAAGAATACTCGGCCACGCAAATATTCGTGAAACCATGAAGTATGCACACTTTGCTCCTGACCATTTAGAAGAAGCTGCAGCGCTTAACCCTCTGACCAGTTTAATGTCCACAAACTGACTACCCAGCATGAACTTGGCTGCATTTGGTTGCACCAGATATAGGAATAACTAACTGTTTTATAAATAAAATTGTTGTTTATCAATGGGGTGGGGAAAAAGCGTCTTAACTAAGGTATCGCTAACGCGACATCTAAAAGTTAATAGCAAACAAGGGGTTGGCAATGTGCCAGCCCCTTTTTTTATGTCACTGCCAGCCTTGCTGACTACAGTTAACAGGCGTCCGGCCGCTGAAAATGATAAATCGCGGTATTAACCGGCCCCTCCTCTAATACGATCAGGCCATAGCGACAGCCAATGAACTGACCACCGCACTTCTCAGCCACGCCCCGACTGGCCAGGTTATCCTCTGCTGCCAGAATCTCAATCACCCGGGTCTCTGGGCGTGAAAACCCCAGCGGCAGCAACGCGGCTACCGCGCGGCTGGCGATTCCCTGACGCTGGGCATCACTGCGAACCCAGTAGCCAATTGCGCTGGTGTCACCCGGATGACGGGCAAAGCGTATTCCTGCGCCCCCCAGCAGCTGGTCATGCTGATCAACGATGGCAAACTCTTCCGCTTCCTCCTTCATCCGTTGCCAGTGGGTAAAGCGGATCCAGCTTTCTGCTTCATGCGACTGATAATCGTGATGCGCCCAGACCATCCACGGGATAAGGCTGTCCAGAGAGGCATTAACCGCAGTGGTAAACGCAGATACGTCGCTGAGCTCAAAAGGTCGCAGATAAATATTTTGTGGTGATGGGTGCATAACTCTCTCAGCGCGAACAGAATGATTTTTTTATTCTGCATGTGGGTAGCAGAAACGCAATAACCTTGACTGTAAACTTATTTTTACATCTGAGTTTGGTTTTTTGTGGGCAGAGCTTGAATTATTTCTATGATTTTATTGGATATTTTAAGTGTAATTCGCGGCTTGCTTGATCAGTGGTAATAAAAGTGTACATACAATATTGCGCTATGTATTGTCTGTGATACAGTATTTGCATTCCTCAGTGAGGAGTCCATGACTGCCAATACGAGCCAAAGGATCGCCATCATGCAAAAAGACGCGCT